TAAGGGACCCTTTCCGTGCCATAGACCTGTTAGGGTCTTGGTCCCGGAATCCGATAATCCACCTATAGGGGTTGTCCTTCCCCTCCAGGTGAGATACAAGAGACTCAGCTACGGCCTGCTGCGTATATTGCATCGCGGTAGGCTCGACAGCTATGACTCGAGGCGTCTTGAGCGTCTTTGGAACGGTGATGACCCTTACGGGCCTTTCCGCTCCAGGTTCGAGGATGTCCACATGGTGGAAATCCTGGTATGCCCTAAAAGACGGTGCAACAAACCCGTCAAGAAAGGGAAACCAGGTTTCCAGCCTTGAAGTCCACTCCTGTTGGTCATATTTCTGGTTTCCCAGAAGACCATCAGCAGTAACTCCAGGGCCATGCTTTGGGACAAGAGATCCTTCGTAAACCTCACGGTCTACGGTAGTAAGGACCTCAGCCCAAAGGAGACGGCCAACGCGAGCAAACTGATCGAGATCAGCTTGCGAACGTTGCGAATCCGCCTCTCGGACGTCCTGCTCACACTGGACGTACTGAGTAATCGCAGCCCTGGTGCGCTCGGGAGAGCACTCCAGGTTGATCTTCGCAAACATCAGAGTAATCTGACGTATTGCTTGGATCGCGTCGATACTCGGTTCGTCCAGCAGACGACCAGAAGCACGGTCGAACACGAGACCGAGAAAACCCTCTAGAAATAGAGGGAGCTCTCCTCCTCGCCGGGGTCTTGCGAACCCAGTGAAGAGTTGATGGTCGACGAACCCTTGGTCAAGGCCTTTTTCGAGGTCTTTTCCAAAGGTTGACAGGGTGATCGTTAGAAACGATAACCCCTCGTGTTCGACACGACTCGTGATTTCTTTAAAATCACGAGCGGTGCTTACGCCACACCAGGTGCCCCGATCAAGGAGCACCTCCTGCAGGAGACACATCAGGCTTTTCATGGCCCGCCTTCCTTAACGGGAGGGCTGAGTCATCCATAGCCTTGTTGTGACGACCTGATTGGTCACCCCCTGGGAATCTCCCAGAGGCCAGACCCCTACCTCACCTTCTCAGGTGTGGTTTACGACTCACCACCAAGCATCTTGGTGGTGTTCGCACCGGAAGTCGCAGAAAGCCACGCCACAAGGGCGTCGACAATCTGCTTCTGCTCCACGATCGTGAACCCAGTAACCGGAACGTCCGCAACGATGTAAGCACTCATCGAATACGGAGCGTTCTGGGCCGGGTACAGAGGATCGGCAGCAGTCTTCCGGAAGTCAACGCGAGCCGTCCGTCGCGTCCGCTTTCCGTAAGCGGAAGAGATGGTCAGCTTCAGATTGCCGTCGTCCTTAGAATAGACGGCGCCATTCTGGTTCGTCGTAACTCGCGGAAGCGAGTTAGCGACAGCGTTGACAGTCAGGGACTGGGGATCGGTGAACAAGGCATGACTCCAGCAGTGATGGGTTGATCTCGGAAATCACTGGATGTGATTCCGAGCCTGGAACGGATTCCGGCATACATGAGGCTAACAGCGTAGCTGATAGTCCCACGACCCCGGCACCCATGAACCAGAGAAGACATCCAAGAGATGCCAACTCTGTGGCAGAACCGATAGAAACATCATCGATGCTGTCACTGCGACCCCGATTAAATCGGGACCGGAGGTTCACAGGAGCCTCGAGCCTCGGCTGATGCCGAGAGCACCGAGGATGGCCCACTGACGCGGTGTGAATGCGTCAGGATCCAGGCCAAACCCGTAAGGGGTGGCCTTGACTCGCTTCTTCACATCAGTGACGAAGGTCTGCGTCAAGGGACCGGAGGCGTTTCCTTTAAGGGAGACGCCCTCGGCCAGGTAGGTGTCACGGCATGTATAGTGGCACATGATGTAACCCCACCTCATCACAAGGCTGTCATTCCCGAATGCGGAGAGATTATGAATAACATCTCCCGTGTTCGCAAACCAGTCAGCAGCCCAACTCCATGGGGTAAGCTCCCAGAGGAGTTCAGGGGTAACCCTGACTCCGAACAGCTTAGCAAGTCGCTGTTCTGCAGCACGCATCTTGTCGACAGCACGATCACCGTCGGCATAATGATACGTGTATGCACCTGAAAACCAATACGTGTAAGTTTCCTCACGCGTCTTGGTCAGCTTACCCGGACCGGAACTGTAAGCGTTGGGGGTAGCCACGCGTAAGCCTGGATACCCATACCAGTTTGTAGACTGG